ATAGTTTTTAAATCTAAACTTAAGTCTGGCTTTCCGTCGCCGTCAATGTCTACACCTACTTCTTTATTCATAATTTATCTTTTACCTTTTAATAATACTTCACCTGAAGGTCTTGTTACAATATCTGGCGTAACTGGCGGTGGTGCTTTTTTATTGTTACCTCCACTGTTATTTCCACTATTATTACTAGTTCCACCACTTCCTCTAGATCCTCTATTGTCTGAATATCTAAATTGATATTCTTGTTGACCATAATAATAAGGCCTGTAGTAGTTGTTGTAACTACTATACACAGGATAATAACTACGATACATATTAGGTCTAATTTTATCAATAGCAACTAATATAGTATCTCCAGCTGTTGT